TCATTACAATTTACAATACTATCGTCTATAGATGGATATATTATTATAGTATCAATATCTCCATCTATGTTTCCGTAATATTTTATTGGTGTTTTCATTAAATATTATTTATCTAGATTCACTATTCATTTTTCTTATGAATTCTCAAATAATTGTCTAAGAGTATCATCCTTGATAAAATCTTTTAGCTTCATATTTGTTTTCTTAATCAGTGGATTTGCCGAGTTACGAAGTTCGCTCTTGTCAAATGTATTATCACTATGGCTAATAACCAACATAACCTTCATTGGATCTAGTTGAATAAGAGGATTCTTGTATCCTTCTAAGAATGATTTTTCTTCCGCAAATGCAACATTTTCATCATATCTATGGGTAATAGTATATCTCTTACGCCAAGCCATTGTTCCATTGGTCGCGTGAGTTGGAAAATACGGACCTATCTTATATATTTCCTTTGTATCTAAATAAAACATATAGACCTCACTTGACCCAGCTAAATCAACTGATGGATTTTTCATTAGTGCGTCAACTGCTGTTGATACGCGTTCTGGAAAATAGAAATCATCGTCATCAAACGCAATAATAATATCTCCTCTAGCTTCCTTATTCAAAACATTTCGTTTCTCACCAATAGTCATTTTATCTTCACTGCGAATAAATCTTAGAATGGGTAATCGGCTGCGTGCTATTTCAAAGAGATCTTCAACCTCTTCTTGTCCATCATCAAAAACAATCCATTCCATTTTTTCACGGGGATATGTTTGCTGTTCAATAATACGAATAAGACCAGGAATGAAACGTCTGCGATTATACGTCGGCGTTACAAGACTTACAAATGGCAACATTGATATTCTGAATATAAATAAATAGAAAAGGTCTAAGTACCGTGGAGTACTTAATTTAAGTACTCCTAGGGGTGCCACCAAATATTAAATTAAGAGACTTAATAGGTCATACTCGCTAAAGCGAGTATGACATTAAGGATATCTTAAATTAAGTATTTGGCGGTAGGATTTATAGTTGTGATCCTAGTCGCGGTAGTTGCATCGCGGCTATTGGTGCTGCTGCTACTGCGGCTATTGGTGCTGCTGCTACTGCGGCTATTGGTGCTGCTGTTGCTATTGGTGCTGCTGTTGCTATTGGTGCTGCTGTTGCTATTGGTGCTGCGGCTATTGGTGCTGCGGCTATTGATGCTGCTGGTTTTAGCTTTACTTCTCCAATTCTATACTCTTTTATACTAGGACTGTAATCAGAGGCCCCTTCTTCATACATTTTAATTATTTTCTCACGCGCATTTTTTGTATGTTCTGTTTCATTATACTCTGTATTAAATGGAAATTGTGATGTAACAATAAATTTCTTTTTATCTTTCACAAATAGATTGTGAATATATGTATAAATAACTCCTGGTATTCCATATACAAACCAAAAGACACGGAATCCTGTATTATATCCTATAGAGTCATTTGCTGCAACAATTCCAATTAAAATAAGAATAAGTACACAAATCATAATAATAACCCAAAAGGCTATATTACTTGCCATCTTTTTCGTATCAGTCTTGCTACGTTTCGATAATTCTTCTGCATTAGAATCCTCTTTTTCTTGTTCAGCATTTTCAGCTTCTTTAGCCTCCTGAGATTCCTTAACAGCCTTATCTTGAGCTGCTTGGTCAGCCTGTTCTTTAGCATATTCAGCAGCCTTAGGATCAGATACGACCTTTGATATTTCATATTGAACTTTATTGCTTAGTAAGGTTAATGTATTACCCATCTATTCAATCAAATCTTTGTATTTCTTATATTTTCACGATTGTTTAACTTGCATACTTCATTCCACCCATTCCACCCTCCACAATGAAAAAGTTCAAGCTCTCAACATATATATTGTACTCCATTGAAAATTTAGCATCTGTTGCTAGTGGCCATATATCAACATCTAGCTGGAATTTTTTAACACGACTTGTATTCAACGTACCACTTGGCTTTGTCCATCTTGATGAATCAAGGGCGAAGCTATAAATAGCTAGACCCGAAGGAAAGACTCCCGTAGCATATTTCCACGATGATAATTCTCTGAAATATTGTAATTTTTTAGCCTCCTGAATTTCATTTCCGTCGCATAATATTCTTATTTGCCGTATAATATCTTGCTGCATCGCAATCATATTAGTTCCAGAATATCCTCCAATAATTCCACTCGACGATGAATTCGGAGCAAAGGGTGCTGATGGATATCTCCACCAATTTGTATAATTTGTCCAATTATTCAAATGCTTCACTGAATCACTCCGCCTTGGTACTATTACAAGACGAGGTACAGGATTATGTGTATATAATTCAACGAGCTGTCTTGAGGTAACATCTGAATATTTATATTTCGTAACTTGCCTTATAACATAAGACAATGGTTTAGTAGCAAATGTACGACGCTCATCATCTGTTATATAAATATGTGTAGCCTGAAGCCTTGGATTGAGGGGCCATGTATTTAAGGCTGGAGCAGAATATCCAAAATCAGTTAAATAATTTCGTATATACATTCCTTCCTCAGTATTTGTTGAATAATTCAGATTTCCTGATCGCTCTTGAGCAATTGATCCAGATACAGTATTTTCTGGGCGAATACGATATCCAGATGGATCTAGAACCGTATATAAATCCTGTATCGGGCGAAGTGTAAGTTGTACTTCACATTCGTGATACTGTAGAGCAACAAGAGGTAGTGCTAAACCAGGACTCTGTGAGAACCAAAATCCAAGGGGGAGTGTTATATCACGCGATGGTATAGAAGGAAAATTATTCTGATATCCTACTACCGTTGATGGATCAGATAGAACACTTGGATAAAATCCACGTGTGCGAGACACAGCATTTGCGACGGCGCCGGAGTATCTTCCGTTTGCTGGATCATAGAGTTCTGGAACATCGCCAATTAATTCTTGCCATTTATTGTACTGTGTTTCATCTTGATCAGTAAAGGCAGTAGCAATAATATAATCACTATCGAATTGTTGTATAATCGTACCTCCAACTAGAAAAGCTGCTTCTTGAATAATTTGAGCACCTATATATCTGACCCATTGAAATTCATACTGTGATCTACCACGTGTAGGCCCGAGTAAATTTGGATCAAAGTATTTACTATAAATGTCCGGAAGTGTAAATGTAAAATATAAATCTGATAGTAAATCACCTACACGCTTTATCTTTGCTCTCAATTGAATCGGTTGATTAAAGAAAAGTTCCTGAGGACCTTCTAATGGAATCGTAACTGATTCAAATGAAAAATGACTATATTTCTTAATAACCATATAAAAGAAGGTAAAATCTGGATTTCCACTGAGAATAACATTTTGAGACCCGTAGGCCACAAGAACATATAATCCACCCCCTGCCATACTCTCTTCTTGTTCTAGTGAAACAAGAAGAGACTATATTTTATAGCGCGAAGAGCTTATGGGCCATTCTTATTTGTCCACCAGGTATCAGATAAGTATGGTGATATATTCATATTAGGTCCCTTTATTACGGTAGATGGACCAGCGTTCATCAATGATTGAATTTCAGTATATGTTAATGCGTAGGCAAAGTAATATACTCTACTAATCATACCACTTGCGGATCCATCAAACACAAGTTGTGTATTAGCAGGTGATACACCACTGAATTCAGGATCATTGACAAGGGATGTTGTAATAGAGCTTGACAGTGTTAATTTTCGTGTGCTGAAAGCATAGACATCCCCGTAATTTTGGTAAGGGGGGGTATTACCACTTAGGGTAACCTTGCTCTTTAAGTTTCCATTAATATGAATAAAAACGGTCGTTCCCTTACACGAAACAACCAAGTGGAACCACTTATCTACAGGAATATTATCAATGTCTGTATAATTATTCCAGGTATCATAGCAATTCATATAAACACGAAGGGAATTCTTATCACCCCAGGTGAAAATACCAGGTCCCATTAAGGGATATACCTGATTATATCCCTTGTGTAAGATATGGTAGAGTTTATGATCTCCACTTGAATATGTACTGCTATTCAAATATACAAACATAGTGTAACTGAACTCTACGCCGGAACCCTGGTTACTTGATTTATTCACTGTCTTTGCAAGCGGATTCTGTGGATTCTGAATGGCTGTATACATCCTAGAACCGGAAGGATATGTGTCAGGAAATAACTCTACGCGATCCTTGAACATTCTTGTAAACGAGTTGTATGTATATTCACTTAGAGATAGGAGTATATATAATACAATAAGTATAACAAGTCCTGATAAAACCTGTGATGTTACATTATTTCCTGTAAGTGACCATCCACTTGATCCAGTGTTTGTGGGTACTACAGCATTCATTCTATCTAACTACCAAGTATATGAAAAATAGATATCTTAGACTATTTATTTTTCATACATTAAATAAATTTTTATATTCATTTACGTGCTCGCACTAATGACATTCTGCCCATTTCGTTGAACGTTGAAAGAATACTGTGATGGATCTACATAACTCATTAATACAGACCATAATGAATTATCGAAAGGTCCTGATAGATAATTCCTGTATACTTGATCCGGAGAATATGCGAAATTTGCTACACGCGTCAGCCCAATTAATCCTCCAAATCCACTTTGTCCGCCTATTTCAACCGTTGGATTATCACCATCAACCTTGTACATTCCATCAAGAACGCAACTGCGTGATAACTTTCCATCAATATATATATCGAGTGTGCGACCAGCCACTGCGGCCGTGATATTTACCCACTTCTGTAGATTTACTTGTTCAATGTCACACTTCTTAAAATCCGATGATGAATCGCTATAAGGACTTACGCCATTTTTAATATTATTGACTTGATCACTTGTTAGGAGGCTAGATGTTGAGCCTGTACTTGAAGGATCATCGTAGCTTACACGAATACCAAGCTTATTTAGCTTTGTTCCAAGATACATTACAAGTGTCTTGTAAGCAGTGTTACCAGTTCCAGTGCTTCCTCCAGAGAGTGTAAAGAACACCTTATTCTTTGTATTATTTACAGACCAGTTATTTACATAAATCCAGGTGCTTACTGAAAATTCGCCACCAGGATATATTCCAGGGACATTTGCCGACGTATACACCGCGGCTTTATCCGATTTTCCAGGGAGTCCAGAATTTGGAGATTTATACAAGACATAATCCTTGAAATCTGTTGCTCCACCGTTAAGCCACGTGTATAGGGAGTATAGGAGATATGCTAAAAGAATAAATAATAGCATTCTAAAGATAACTAATCCAGGGCCTTGAGAAATTGCTCCACGAAGACCGTCCATCCGATTCTAATGTTGTCAAATAGTTTATGCATACGGGCTTATCCATTGATCTAGTGGACCAGGGTTACCAAGTGCTTTATTTGAATCACAGTTTCCACCCGGACACATATTAACCGATACATTAAATGATGGAAGTGGTACAAATAAAGCAAAGCCGGAAGATAAATAAGGTGTTCCATCCGTTGAACTTGTATTTGATACAATGGATGTGACTGTGTCAACGTTGACTGGGAAAGCTGAAATGCTCATTAACGCAAGTGTTCCTCCTAAACGTATATCTCCTACTCGGAGAGGCTGTGTCTGATCAAAATCTGGCATTGCTTCACAGAGATGTGAGACAGATAGTTTACCGTTGATATATATATTGAATTTACGACCTTGTTTTACTATGGCTACAGCAGTCCATTTTTGTAGTGATAAATTCTGTATATCAATATATTCTGGATCTGACTTATTTTTTAAAAAAACCTGTAGGCGCGCTGGAGCACTTGCATACCCTCGTCCAGCATCAGCGGCGACGAGAATCTGGAAGTTAAGTTTTGAGCCAATTTGAACAGCATTCGCATATTCATTTCCTGAAACTGATGTGCGATCCTTGATAAATGGATTTATGTAAAAGAATAGCGTCGAACCAGATGTTGATGTCCAAGCCTTCTTTAATTCCTCATTTGATATCACCTGAGTGTTTATTGAAAGATCAATTGTCTCATTACCTATACGTGATGGAAGAGGAGAACTTAATGCATATTGTATTATATATACAATTATATAGATTATAAGAAAGGTACCTAGTATATAGAAGGCCG